CCCAACGTATTTGTACCGCCAAGCTCTGATGAACCCAAGATGAATTCGTCACGTAAAAAGCCAGCGTCTAATTCTACTTTGTAATCCCCAAGCGTTGATAAGCCACCCATTTACGCCACCTGAATGTTGATGGCACCAGAACGCCTATTGAACTTTCGCAACTCCGCGACAAGAAGATCCGGTAACGTTTCATCTGCGATCTTGCTGTTGATGTTCACAATGTATGTATCTCCGCCACCGGCAAGACGATCCAAAGGAATCACTGCTTCTGGTGCTTTCTCGCCGATGAGCGCAAATGTGGGTTGGCTGACGATGCCACCGCGCGCCATCTGGGGTATTCCGTTCTTTTGTGCGAACTCATTGAAACGCTGTTTGCGGTCAGCGCGTGATGTGGCGTTCTTTCCGGCGTCAATGTATCCCTGAATGCTCTTGAACTTTGTGCCGAATTGCTTATTGACCATCGCAAGAAAGTCTTTGCGCTTGCCGGTAATATCAACAACACCTGTTTGTTTTTCTGCTTTGGCGCGTTCACCTTTTGAAACACCGCCACGTGCGCTAGTCAGTTCGCGTTCTGCTTCTGCCAAACGCAATTTTGCTTCTGCTTCACGATCAATTGCTTCGGCAACATTGTTTGCTGCTTCGGCTTCGTCTGCTTTGGCATCGTTCAACTCTTTCAAAGCCTCTTTGTATGTTTCGCTTTCGGTTGTCGCGCCATTGATCAATTCATTCAAAGTTGTTTGTGCAGCGATCACTTCATTATTCGCATCACGCAAAGCAATGGTCTGTTCTGTTTGCGCCAACTTCGCTTCTTGCAATGCGATCTCGGCTTCACGTATCTCTTGCGCGGTTGCCGTTCCGGAAGCACGCAAAGTATTCAACTCTGCTTCGGCATCGGTAACAGCAAACGCTGCTTTCTCCGAATCCAATGTCGCGCGCGTATGATCGCGTTGTGCTTGATCCAATGCTTCTTGTGCAGCCTTAGCCTGATCCGAACCGGCACCATAGCCACGAACGATCTGATCATAACGAGCTTGCGCCACAGACACTTTGTTCGTAGCGGTTTCAAGTTTCTGCTTCGCTGTCGTCGTGTCTTTGATGGCTTTGGTGTATGACTTCTGATCAGAACCAAAACCTTTCAACGCGCTGACATACGAACGGACTTTTTCTTTTGCTTTATCAACAGAACTTCCAAAACCATTTGTTGAACCATTCGCGCCATTCTGACCGGCAGTAAAAATTGCCAACGCGTCTGTGGTCGCTTGTGTTTCTTTGCGCATTGATTGGAACAATTTGATTGAAGTAATAAATGTATCAATCTGTTCTTTCGTGGCGTTTCTTAATGCAGGTATTTTTTGACGCAAATTATCGTAAGCAGCAGCCTGCGCATCAATGTTCGGATTAGCACTTGTGGTTATTTGATCAATTCGGGCAACATCTGCTGCAACCGAATCAACGGCTGCACCCCAATCAGTAATTGAGTTGGCGTTGCCGTTCACGTAATCTTTCAACAAATTGATAGTTGCGCCATATCGCGTCAAAACATCAATTGAGTTCTTGAACGCCGGATTACTGCGATACAAATTCGCCAACGCTTTTGCTTGCGCATCACCTTCAAGTTCCAAAGCATCAACAAAGTCCACTGTTGCTTGCTGTGCCTTTGACTTTTGTTTCGCATAAGCACCATAGATAGCAGCAGCCAATGTGAGCAACGCTGTGATGCCACCGGCTGCCAACATAGCGATCTTCGCCTGCCCCAAACGCGTAATAAGTTGAGCAACCGCGCCATCTGAAAGCGTGGTAACAATTTTCATCGCGCCCATAGCAGCCGTGTATGAAATGGTTGCCACACGCACAGCAACGAACGCTGCACCCAAACCAATCATGAGCTTGCCGAAAGTACCTAAACTAGAAATACCGTTCAAGATGCTTCCGGTCAGATACGTGATACCTGCGCCGACACCCTTCTCGCCAACGATGTCAGCAAACGTGGACATAACCGGCACAACACGATCAACGACAAATGTTGCGAACCGTTCAATGTACGGAATGAGTATGCCACCCAATTCTTCTTGAACGTTACCGATAGCAACTTTCATACGATCAAAACCGGTAGCACTAGCAGCAGCAGTACCGCCAACTTGTGATTCAATTTCTTTCAAGATCATTTTTTGTGCGTCAAGAACCTTGCCGGACTGCACCAAAGTTTTGATCTGTTCCTTCTGCTGATCCGTGAAGTTGATGCCGGAACGTTGAAGCGCGGTCACACCTTTGATTGGGTTTGACAATGCTTTACCAAGTTGAATGGCAGCAGCATCAACAGAGCCGAAAACATTTGCCAAGTCAAGACTTAATGCGCTTGCCCTATTGAAGATATCGTTACCTTCGCCAACTTCGTTGCGGATCTGCTTGAAGGTAAGAAGCAAGTTCAAACCGGTTTGGATCGCTTCGTCATCAACACCTGTTTTCATAGACAAAGATCCGGCGAGATCAGCAATTTGCTTTGATGTCATGCCTGCTGCACTGCCGGTTGCTTTGATGATCGCTTCTGTTTGGCGCATCACTTTCTGCGATTCATAAGCAGCATTAGCGAAACTGCCACCAATAACTCCTGCCACACCTGCTGCAATCCCACCAAACTTCGCAAACGTTTTCGTTGCGCTTGTGAAAGCCTTGTCGGTGTTGAGCAATGCGAAAGCACTACGTTGTCCGGCTCCGTCTAGTTTCTTGAAGTCACGGATCGCTTTGGTAATACCACGCGAATCAAACGTGGATATGACTGGAACAACAATAGCCATTTACTTAACCATCTTCCCGAACTGCCCCAAAACGTTTCTTGCTTGCGATGACGCCCGACGTGACGCTGCCATACGTGACGCTGTATCGGCTGCGATCTCGGCACTGAAACGCTTTTCAAGATCTGCCAAAATGGTTTCAACATCTTTCGTCAATTGCGGAACATGCTTCATAACGGTAGCCCACATCACGCGTGACTTTGGCTTTCCGCGCTTGCCTTTATTCAAATTCTTAATAAACGATTCCGCGCCATTGGTTTGTGTCTTGTTAGCCAAGTCATAAATGGCACCGGCAGCGTATGTCTGCTTGATACGCAAGATGGTATAAGTACCATCAGAACGACGACGACGCGCGCCATCATCAGCCTTCACGCCACTGCGCACGCGACTTTGCTGATACCTAGGGAAAGAAGCTCCGGCTGCATTTGGTTGTTTGCGCCCACGATCAGTGCGTCCGTACTTTGTCCACTGCACACCACGACGCGACTGCCAAGGATCTTTGGGGAATTCCTGACGAACAGCGCGCACCGTTGGTTGTGCTTTGCTGATCATTTGCTTCTTGATTCCTTTGTATGCTTCACGTTCAAACCGTTGCAAATACTGCACCGTTGATTGCACTCCATGAACCGCGACTATTTGAGCCATGTCACGATACTACAACAATTCATCTAACTCTGATAACGCCAGCGCGTTGCTGTTGCTAACTTTTGGCAACTCAAATGGCGAACGCCTACCGTTATTCAAATAAATCAACATCGCGTTGATGTAGTCTTCCGGTTCACTAATCAAAACGGAAATTGGTATTCCTGTTTCAACTGCCAAATAAGCAAATAGGTAGTGAGCGGATCCTAGTCCAAAGGGACTTCGTTACCTTCCTCGTCGCGAATCTCAATTTCCGCAACTGTGTTGATCCAATCCGGATCAAACTGCATTGTTGTGCGCTTCAAACGTTTTTCGGCGTGCCATGCCAGCCAAGCAAGATCTGTCAAACGTAGTTCTTCTTCAAACTTGGTAACGCTACGGTTCCATGTTCTTTCAAAAGCAACGAAGTCAGCGAATACTGCATCAACGTCTTGTTTTGTTTCGTCGTTGAATACTATGTTCAAACTAATTTTCATTTGTTTCTCCTTCTCACAACCGGATTATGCGCCGGTGCTCTTTGCGATGGTTCCGCCAGTGAATGTCAATGTGGTCATGCTCAGCTCTCCAACCGCACCTGCGACTGGTGTATGCGAAGCAAGGAACGCGCCAGTGATGGTGTACTGCGGATTGGTTGCAGAAGCCACAGCCGACGTTGGCTTGATAACAAGTGTGGTGGTTGTTCCGACTAATGGATAGATAGTCGCTTCAACTTTTCCGGCAGCGTAGTTCTGCATCAACGCTACTTCAACGGACAGGTTACGCAAACCGCCGGTGAAGTTGTGTCCTGTATCACCAAACGCGGTCACTTCAACAGAATCCACTTCATAGTTAACGGTCACGCTATTCGCGTTATCGCTCAATGCGACGCTATTGATTGTGATGCTGGCATCTGTAAGAACGATCTTTGACATAATTATTTGTCCTTGCTATCTTCCGTCTTGTTGGAATCTTCTTGCTTCTTGCTGACCGATGCTGGCTCAATATGTCCACCGTCAATCAATGCCTGAATATTAGCACCTTCAAGTGCTGTCTCGTCAATCGTCGCACCTTGCTTTGCGAGAACGAAATTGTCTGTCAATACTTTGTATGATGCCATGTCTTAACTCCTAAGCGTGAACTGTCAAACTCATTTGGATCTCCAAGAATTCGGATCCGTTTTCGCTGACGCTCGTAATGTCTGCACCCGACGTTAGCACTAAATCTTGAACTATTCCACCAAGCGTTCTGTCACCTTCAAGGCAAGCGCGTATTGACTTCGCGCCATCATAAGACAAATAATCATCAAGAGAAGCATGTGCTGTGCGATCAACATAACGCCCGACAACAACGTGGATCTCCCATTGCATGACAACATCGCCACCTCGAAAAGCCCTGTGGTAATCCACCTGTGACAATTCAGGATAAGCAAACGGTGGTGTGCTGGTTTGATCCGGCTGATAGGCGTAAGCTCTTAAACCGGAGATGGTCGCCAAGCGTGTTTTCAAACCGGCTGCTACTTGCGTGATTGTGGCTGGCATTATGCGACGATCATCTGTCGGTATGGCATCAAATAATCACGAACGTCAGGATCAACCGCGCGAACCGTAATAGCCATGTCAGCAAATCCCACAATGCCAAGAGCAGAGTTGTAACGAGCAAAACCGCGCATAGCCAAAAGAACGCACGCTTCACGAACATCATCAGGTACCGATGCGTAACCAAATGTGCCTGTGAGTTGGATCGCTGGTCGGCTTGGGTTGAATAACAATGGGAACGTTTTGGCTCCTGTTGCAACAATCCGCCGATACGGTGTTCCGGTAACAGCGGTGTCCGTTGGTTCCAAAAGATAATCTGACGCTGACCAAAGTGTTCCAAAACTGCCATCTCCATTGTCGTCAGTGCGCAAAGTTAATGTTGTGGAAGCAAGATCTGGGATCTCACAGTAATACGGAAACCTAGTGAACAACTGAATGGTTGCTTGTTTCTGATAAAAGAAAGTACCGCAATAACCATCAATGCGACGTGATGCTGCTTCAATAGAGTTTTCAAGCAATACGTCATCTGCGTTATCGGTCAAACGCAATGCAGCCTTTACTTCGGCAAGAGTGCAATAGCCATTCGTGATTGCCATGACCTAAGCCTTGCGCTTGGTGGCACGTGGAGTTACTGCGCGTTCTGCTTCCGGCTCTGTTGTCGCAACTTCTTTGACTGCCACACCCAACGATGCAAGAACATCATCAACTTGCTTGGCGCGATCTTTCAAACCGCGACGAAGGTAGCCTTCTTTTTCTGCCAACAGTGATTCAATTTGATTCTTCATATCTGTCTCCTAATTATAAATGGGTGGTGACCATAACAGCCACCACCCATTCACAAAGTTGTTTTGTTTGATTAGAAAGTTGGCGTGACCAAGCCGGTGCCACCAATCAATGCGAAAGCATTTGGGTAGCGGTTGGCTGTGTATGCGCTGTATCCATAGACAACCATCTTGACTTCAAGCTCGGCTGACTTTGGCTCCTCAAAACGCAACATCATTGGCTCACCAGCACCATCTTCCCAAAGATGGGACTCTTGGCTGTTACCGATAATGATTACATCTTCGTTCGTACCTGCACCGTTTGTGGTGGTTACGTTCGCGTCGGTGATCACTGGAAGACCGGCAATTGAATATCCGCTGTTGCCATAGACAACTGATCCGGCACCAACAGCAAAAGCGTTTTGTGCGCCATTGATTGTTGGAACTGCAAGTGGACGGTTGTTGTTGTCAAGTGCTGCCAAGATGAAAGCCAAACGACGTGGGTGCATCAAAATGAAGTTCGGACCACCGAAGAAGTTGGTCTGAATTCTCTGAACACCGTCAAGGATCTTTGGATACAGTTCAGCAACCGTTGGGGAAGCATCTGTATAGGTGATCACTTGTGTGATGGTGTTCGTCAAAGACGCTGAACCGGTTGTCACGTATGTGGCATCAAGGTTGGTGTGGTATGCGGAAACAAGATCTGCCATGACAAGCGAATCAATGTTTGTGCCACGCTCAATAGCCTGACGTGAAACGTTTTGCTGACCGGCGATGGTGAGAACGCTGATGTCCAACTTGGTGTCGTCCATGTTTGTCTCTTGAACAGCAGCACCTTCGGTCTGGACAGCGGTTGCTGAACCAGTGGTGACCTTGCTCAAACTGATCGTAAGACCAGCATCAGGCAATTGATGGCGACGCGATACGTCCATGAATGGGCGACCAGCACGTGCGAATGGTGCAGCAAGTTCGGTCAAGAACTGTGGCACAACCAAACCGGAGAAGTTGGCTGATGTGACATCACGACGCTCAACTGCTTCTTCTTTCATGTGGCGAGCAAGACGCTCTTTTGCGCCGAAGTCGCCATTGAACTGTGCGTTGTATGCGTCACGAACGAACGAATCGCTTGAACGCTCGGAGTATGTGCGTGGCTCCGACTTGACTACGGCAACTGCCATGTCAATACCGGTTTCCTTGCGGATCTCTTTTGCTTCAACTGAACGCTGTTCAAGCTCTTTGTGACGCTTGATCTGATCGTCAAGGCTACGCACTTCATCAAGTGCAGCAGCAATTTCGGTGTCTTCCTCTGCGGAAAGATCGCGTGCTTCGGTTTGTGCAACTTCTGTGATTGCTTCTGCTTTTGCAAGAAGCGCGTTGCGCTTTTCGGTGAGTGTGTCAGAATACGACATTTGATTACCTCTTGGTTTTGTTGGGGTTTATGTGTGTCGCAAAGTGACTGTGTGAAGTGTCGCGCTGACGGCTTCTAGTCGGCTGTGCTATTTGTAACGAGCAATTTGGATCTGCCTACGACGGAGAGCCAAGTTGTTTGTTTCTGGAATAGTAGCCACTTCTTGCTTCGCGCGCAACTCTGCGACGGTTGCTTCGTATGCAGGGAATGTGACTACGGAAACATCAAACAATTGCACTTCGCGCAACTCGCGCACACTGCGATCAGTGTTCCACGAATCCTTGATTGTTCGGAATGCGAAAGACATTTGTGAGATGTCGCCACGACGCAATGCGGAGATAAGTCTTGCTGCATCTGGGTTTGTGGGATCTAAGTCTGATTCAACCAATAGTCCGCGATCATCTTCGGTCAATGTCAATGTGCCGGAAGTGGATCGCGCCAAAGGTACACCTTCGTGATCAATCAACAAACGAACGTCCGCGCCATCGTTGATTGTTTTTGTAAAGGCTCCGCGCTTTACGTATTCAGTCCAAGGCAACGGCTCTGATGGGGAATCAAATACTGCTGCGTAACCAACGAGCTTGGTGCCATCGCCCATAGCGCGCACTTCCATGTTGGAGAAAGCAATGCGACGGTTTTCTGTGCCATCTTCTGCCACCACCCAATTGTTGGTGGAAATATCTTCAACCACGTTTTGCATTCTTTCTTCCTCGTCAAGTTGATCAACTATACGTTGAGCATAGTTCATTGTGCGTGTTGCTTGTCGCTTTGTTGAGCCACTTCCCCAAAGATAGTGTGCCACAATACCGGCAGTGATGTCGCCTTCGGCAACTCCTTCTGCTTCAAGATCAACTAAGTGTCTTGCAATCCAAGGTGCGATCTTGCGCCATTTTGCTTCTGTGATTGTTCCTGATGCCATCTTGCGTGCATCTGCCACTGTTTGTGGTTGCAAACCGTCGCCGGATAAACCTTCTTCGTGGTACTTCAAACCTTTGCGCGCGTTGGCGCGCATGAAGTTTGGCGCGGAAAGATCAACTGCACGTTCTTCAATCTCGCCGTATTCGTCTTCTTCTTCATCGTCTTCGTCTTCGTCGTCTTCCATGTCATCGTCGCGTTCGTTGATGTCACCCAATGGTTCAACTTCTTCCGCGATAGACACAGCGATCATTTGGTCAATGGCGTCTTCTTTGTCTTCATGGCAACCGATGGTTTCATAAGATCCGTCGTTGTTTTGTTTCACTGTTGCCCAATTACCACAATCTGCTTGGGCGTTTGAAATTCCGTATGGCACAAAAATACCTAGTCGCTATCTGTTGTGATGATACGAATTGTCTCTGTCTGACCTGACGCGCATATTCCATACAATGCTTCACGTACTCCAAGACCACCTTGAATGGGTGCAGCGTGTTTAGCAACAGGGAAACCTTGTGCCGAAGTGACATCGGATCCGCCGATATAGATAGTGTTGTTGCCTTCAATCTGTACCCAAACCGGTCTATTGATATCATCGGCAGCAATCAACAATGTCACCGTATCGGTAACAGTTACTTTGAATGCTCTCATTGTGGTGGTTCCTTATCTTTCCCGATGGTGGGAAGATCGCCACCTTCAACTCCTGCCATTGGCGCACCGGCAACACCGAGAACGAACTGATCTCCACCGTCGTATGGTTCCCTGTTTTCCATAGCGCGAGCTTCGTTTGGTGTCAATGTGCCGGACATGATCTGTGCCTGCTGTGCGCGAACTCTTGTGGCGAGATCGGCGCGCATGAACTCATCAGCATCAAAACGTACACGCTGACCGATGGGAAGCAGGGAACTGATCGCGTCTTCAAGACGACGCATGTATGGAAGTAGCGTATAGCGAACGAAGTTGATACCGGACTGTTCAACGTTTGAATACGTTTGTGTGTCCCCACCGGAAGCATTGATCAGGTGTGGCGGTATGCGATACACGCGCGCGATGTCACGCACGATGGCTTCACGATGTTCCAACATTTGCATATCAGCAGCAGATGTGGTCACTGGTCGCCACTTCAAACCATTGGTCAATACTGCTGGACGACGACGCTTGTAGTGCGAATCTTCCCACGTGTCGCGCAATACTTCGGCGGAATCTTTTGACAATGCTTGATCTGTTTCCAATACGGAAGATGGCGTAGCACCTTCGCCATAAAACTGCGACAGGAAACGTTCCATAGCCAACGATGTTCCGATAGTGTTTCGTTGTGCTTCCAATGGTGAAATTGGGCGAAGCCTGTCAGGGAATTGCAACCAATGTACCGCTTTGACGTCGCCGGTGCGGAAGTTCTTTTTGTCCATTTGATAAATGATCTCGTCATTCTCCATGAAGACAGTCACAAATCTTGGTGGCAAGTTGCGTAACTCTACTGGGTATTGACCGGATCCGCGTGGTGCGTAAATGTAGTCCACGCCATGCAAAGCAATCATAGATGTTGCTTGATGTATGAACTCAAACATTGTTTGGTGTGCGTTTGGTTTTTCTAAGAACGATGGCTTTTCAAGAATGATTACCCTGTTGCGTTCTTCGCGAACTAGGTTCAATGGCATAGAAGCAAGCGCGTCAGCGAT